AAGAGGAGAACAAGTTTATACTGTTGTTCTTAGCAATCATAATGGTAAATCATTCCTACCAAATGAAGATCTAATTATTCCATCTGTAACTCTTGCTAATGATACAGGTGGTACAGATTTTGTTCTTGCTATTGCAAAAAATAGTGGTAAGTTATCAGGTATCAGAGTTACAAATCCTGGTCTTAATTACGACAGTGCAATTCTAACAATAGAGAGTCCACAATTACCTGGCGGATCTACTGCTACAGCAAGCATAGAAGTTTCTGGTGGTAAGATTTACAATGCTGAGGTATCACTATCTGGATTTGGATATACAGAAGCACCATCAGTTGTTGTCAAAGGCGTCGGAAATGGTGCTGGAGGATGCGAAATCGTGACATCTATAGAAATAGATACACCAGCAGTTAGAATGGGTGTAGCGGTTGATACGGATGGTGTTACACAATCAACAACTCCTACACATTTTGGATTTGATTATCCAGTGTATCTACAAAATGATACAGAATATGCTCTTGTAATTGAGACAGATTCTATTGACTATGAGTTATGGTCATCTAAGTTGGGAGAAACCGACATAGCAACAAGTACGGTCATCACAACTCAACCAGGTTTAGGTTCGGTTTACCGTTCTCAAAACACTGAGAGTTGGACAGAGGATATATTTGAAGATCTTAAGTTTACAATGTATCGTGCAGAGTTCAATACATCTAGACCAGCAGAACTTTTAGTTAAGAATGAAAATCTTGGTTATGAACTTCTAGAAACAAATCCATTTGAAACAAATGCTAGTGCTAACACTAACTCAACTTCTAAGTTATTCAAAAATAACAACTCTATTGTTAAAGTAAATCATAGAGATCATGGATTTGAGACCACTGGAAATTCTTATGTGTTCTACAGATCTGCTAAAGAAATTGGTGGTGTTACTGCATCTATTTTAAACAGCACATTATTCCAAGTAAGTAATTCTGGTGTTGACACATATAATATACAGTCGAGTTCTCAAGCTGCTGGTAATGCTATTGGTGGTGGAGATATGGTATATGCTACTTTCAATAGAAAGTTTGAAACATTATATCCACAAGTATCATACTTGTCATTTACAGGCACAACTTTAAACACAGAAGTTAAGACAACTAATGTAGTTCCTGTAGATTCTGGATCTGTAAATTATACATCATACGCACAAGCAAGTTATGAGAAAACATTTTTAAATGAACCACATTACTTTACTAATCAAAAATTCATTGCATCCAGTATCAATGAAACTTTGAACAATGTATCTGAGTCACTTACTTATAAAATGTCTATATCGTCTAGTGTGTCTCATTTAAGTCCAATAATAGACTTGTCAAGTGCTACTGTAAAAACAGTATCAAACAGAATTGAAAATGCTACTGGACAAGAAGATAGATTTGGTAGAAGAGATCAAGTTATTGAATTCTATCCTGTATATCAATTTAATCTTGCAGGAAATGGTGGTACACAATTACAAGCAGATCAAACAATTAAGGGTGTAACTACAAAAACAACTGGTACTATTGCTAGAGTCAATGGTCAGGTTGTATATGTTAGAGTTAAGACAAGTCAGTTCTTCCAAAAAGGAGAGACAGTAACACTAGGAAATCAATTGGGTCTTAGTGCAGTTACAGTAGATTCAAATCCATCACAGGTATTTGCTTCTATTGATGATGCTGCTACTGTCGTGGCACGTAATCCAAACATATTAAATGAGACTTATGACAACGTGATTACTGGTAAAGCAACTATATGGAATAGTCAAACTCAACAGTTAACTTTGAGAAATGATGTACAACCAATAAACGATGACTTTACTGGTAGAATAATTGATAATGTTCTCTTCAATAGAAATGCAGTTACTGGTGATCAACTTGCTGATATATTCCGTGTTGGTGATTTTGTTAAGTATCCAAATCAACCAGACGAAGAGAATGCATATCTTGAGGTTGGAAAGGTAATGTACACTAATGGTTTAGACTTTGTTGCTGAAGATACATCTAAGAATGGTTCTTCTATTGCTAAGTATGTAACTAAAGAAGTTACTATTACAAATCCAGCAACTGCGATTGATGTACACTTACTAGCAAATGTCAAAGACATTGGTGACCTTACAGTGTTCTTTAAATATAAGAAAGCATCTAGTCAAGAGAATTTTGAAGATATTGATTGGATATACTTTAACACATCAGGTGAACCAGATTCATTTGAAATCGCAACAAGTGAAAATACAATATCAGGTATTGTAGAGAAACAATCTTCTTATCAAGATTTAAAATATAGTGTTTCAGATCTTCCAGAATATTCATCATTTGCTATTAAAATTGTGATGTCTGGATCAGATCCTGCATTTGTTCCCAAGGTTCAAGATATAAGAGCAGTCGCTGCGTTCTAATTTCCGCATATGAAATTTGTCAAAGTGTCTGGACATGATGGTCTAGTGAGAGACCAAAAGACTGGTGCAATCATTAATCTTGATGATTCTGCCATAGAGTCTAGACGCAAATCAAAACAACTAGGTTCCGCACTGGACGACATAAATAAGTTGAAGAATGAAGTCTCTGAACTTAAGTCCTTATTAAGAGAGTTAATCCAAAATGCCAGCAGTTAATGTAGCACGTACTGATACCTTTGAACAGCAAAGGGTCAAAATAAATGATATAAGTACCCAAATATTTACAGTTACCGCTGGAGGTTCAGACCTTTCAACAGGTAATTTAAAACTAGGAGATGGTTTAGTATCTGCTCCTAGTTTAGCATTTGTAAATGATGTCTCGCTTGGAATATACCGTAATGGTACAGGTGTACTAGGTTTTGCTAGTGCAGGAAAGAAATTATCAGATCTTGCTGCGACAAGTGTCAAATATTATAGAGACTTTATAATTGAGAAAAACAGTCTTGATACATTAGGTATTTCAATTACTAATACTGGTTCTAACTATGATGGAGGAACTTACTCTGAAATTCCTGTCATAGGTGGTACTGGTGATGGTGCAACTATAGGTGCAACTATAGATGGATTTGGTGGAAGTATAACTCAAGCAGGTAGTGCATATACACCTGGCGTTTACTTAAACATTCCTGTTGTTAGTAATGGTAGTGGTACTGGTGCTACTATTGATTTCACTGTTGATCAGATATCTGGTGCAATTACAAACGGTGGTATTAACTACTATCCTGGATCATATACAAACCTCAATGTAACAGGTGGTAGTGGTACACAGATGACTGCTGATGTGGTTGTAGCTTCTTTTGCTGCTACTGTTACATCTGGTTCAAACTATCCTAGTGGTATATTCAAAAGTATTCCATTAACAGGTGGTAATGGAACTGGTATGTTGGTTAACCTCAACGTACAGAATGGTGGTGTACAACCTTTTGGTGGAGTTACCAGTAGTGAATTTGTATCTGTTACATCAAACTATACTGTAGGTGATGTATTAACAGGATCTATTCCTCTTGCAGGAACTCAAACATTTATAGTTAAATCTTCTTTAGGTAACAAATATTTCATTGATGGATTTTTAGGTGGAGATTTTAACCTACTAAAAGGAAAAACATATGTCTTTGATTGTAGTGATAGTACAAACAATCAACACCCAATTTTCATATCTACTACACAAGATGATGCTAACACTATTCTTGATGCTGCAGATGGTGTTACATATGAATTAGATGGATCTACTGTAACTGGTGCACAATTTCTTGCTGGTTACTTTGCTGCAGCAACAAAAGTAATAACATTTGCAGTCCCATCTAACCCAAATAATTTAATTGTATATTATGGATGTAGTGTTCACCCACTTCAAGGTGGTTCATTAACTCTTACTGATCCAAATTCACAACAGAATGGATTCCAATTAGTTGTTGATACTATTGGTGGTACAGTATCTGAATTTATTGTTAACGCACCTGGCGATGGAAGTTATGCAGTAGGTGATGTAATTAGTATTGCTGCTGCAGATTTATATGATGTAAACGGTGCAGATGCTGCAACATTAGGTTCTGGTTTACAGATTACTCTTGGTGGTAACTTTGGTGCGATTGCTGCATTAGATCAGATATCTGATTTTGGTAGTGGTTATACAACTGGTGATCTATTAACTCTTGCTACTGCAGTCAATAATGTTACAACATATGCTAGAGGAGAACTTTCGTTTTTAGGTGTTACATTTAACTCTAACGCTGGTGTAACAGCAATACAATATAGTGGTATTGCAGCGGGTGGTGCTAATAATTATAATAATATTTTAGTTCAAAACTTAACTTCTGCTGGTTCTGGATTGCGTGTTAATGTCGAGGTTATATTTGCAGGAGGAAATAATTCATATAATGCTGTAACCATTGTTGCAGCGGGTCAGGGATACTTACCAGGCGATACACTGTATATACCAGGTAATCAACTTGGTGGTGCTGCTGGTGTTCAACCAGGTTCTGGTGGTAATGACCTTGCAATTAGTGTTGATACTATTGAGGCAGGAAGTCCACAAGTTACTGTTGCTAGTACAACAGGTGTTGAAGTTGGAGATAGTGTTGAACTAATTCAGAATATTAATAACACAGCACAAATTCCTGCTAATGTTACTGTCGCTAGTGTTGACAGTGCAACACAGTTTACGATGTCTGCAGGACCTACACAACCAGGTCAGGCAGATATAAAAGTTGTTAACCAAAATCAAACTTACCTAACAGTTGCAGATAGTTCTAATATCGTTGCTGGAATGGTTGTAGTAAAAGTAAGTGGTAATGGTGAAATTATTGCTGGATCTACAGTTACACAAATTGTAGATGCTACAACTGTAGAGTTATCAATTCTACCAACCATAGCTGGTGCACTGGTTGTTAATTTTGAACCTGAGTATGGTGGTGGTAGTGGATTTGAGTATACTGTTGGAACTCTAGGTTTTGCTAGTGAAGTAACCATAGTAGATGGTGGTAATGGTTATACAATAGGAGATGTCTTAAATGTAAGTTCATTTGATCTTGTACAACCAGAAGTATATGCTGTCACTAATTTACAGGTTGATAAGATTGTATTTACAAGCACCTCTCTTCCAGCTAATACATTTAGTGTAGGAGATTTGGTTAGAGATGCTGGTGGTGGAATACTTGCAAGTAATATTACAACTTCAACAACTGTAGGTGGTGCTGCAAATCAAAACTATACTGGAGTGGCACCTAGTCAAACATCTGGAAATGGTAGTAGTGCAACGTTTGATGTTACTAGAGATGCGGTGGGTGATGTATTATCTGCAACTGTTACCACAGGATCTGAAGGTTACTTCTATGCGGTGGGTGATACAGTTACACTACCAGGTGCATCTGTTGGTGGATCAACTCCTGCTGACAACATTACGTTATCAATTTCAGCAATTACTTCTGCTGGTACTCCAGTTAAAATTCAGAAAGTTAAGACCAATGCTAATAATAATGTTTCCTATATTATTTGTGATACATTTGGTTTCCAAGATGGGTTTACTCTTGTAAGAGATGCTGCACCAACAGTAGCATATGATATTAACACTGCTGTTACTGAATATCGTTACTTTTTAGATCTTAATGATGGTAACGGAGCAGTAATGACTCCTTCTTGGACAGTGTATGCTGGTAACAGTTATACGTTTGATTTAAGTGATAACACAAATGGTAGTCATGTATTTGCTTTATCTCAATTCCCTGATGGTAGATGGGCACCTAGTAGAGTTGAAAATTTAAGTACAACATTAAGTGCTAATACACCAACTATTACAGTCGCTTCGACAACTGGTATTCAAGCAGGATTTACTGTTGAGAAAGTATCTGGAGATGGTATTATTCCTGATGGTACAACTGTACTAACAGTCGTCAACGGAACTACACTTACATTAAGTGCAAACCCAACTACTGCTGGAGCAGTTGTATTTAATTTCTTTGGTGCAACATACACAAATGGTGTAACTGTAGACGGAACAAATCATACAATTAAGATTGCTGATGATACACCTAATCTTTACTATTTCTGTGCTACAGAAAATGTAGACCATGTTAACGAGGGTGGTGATGATAATGATGAAGCATTAATTACTGTCAACACAAACAACCCTAAGACATTTGGTAGTGGTCTAGAGATAACAGTTACTGATGTTGTTGTAGAAGAAGTTGTAAAAGGTAAAGTAGATGATGGTGAATTTAGTGTACAAAAATTAGTAACACCAGACGCAGATATAGTTGCTGCTGCGATTGCAAATGCGACTGTTAGTGCAACTGCAACTCTTGCTGCCACTGTAACGAGTTCTATTACTGCGGTTACAAATGAAAACCTATCTCTTGCGGTTACAGATCCATTAACAAATAGTGTTGCTATAGATGCTGCTGGTGTTAATGTAGGGTCTACAATTCAAATTGCAGCGACGAGTGGTAATATTACAGGATCTGGAGAGTTAAAAGGTGCTTCTGTAAGTGTTGGTGATTATCTTAAATTATTAAGTTCTAATAATAGTCTATCATCTTTGGGTGGATATGACGTTATAGTTGCTCCTGACACAGGAAGAATTGCTGACGTCTTAACTAATACTGCTCTTGCTATTCCTGTTGGTAACACAGCAGAAAGACCTACTGCTGGTATTGTAAAAGATGGTTGTATCAGATATAACACAGATACAAATCAGTATGAAGGATATAGTACTAACTCTTTATCATGGTCATCTTTGGGAGGTGTAAGAGACTTAGATGGAAATACTACAATATTAGCAGAAGAAACTGTTGGTGCCAATGATAATACTCTATGGTTTATTAACGATAATATTAATACAATTAGAGTCACACCAAATCATCTTGAGTTTGTAAATATGAAGAAGGTACGTTCTGTAAGCGTATCTGCTCCTGCATATACAAATTGGAATGCAAATACTCCTGTAACGTTAGGTGAATATGTTAAGTACAAAAATAACTTATATGAAGTAACAGGTGCTGGTACTACCGCTACAAGTGGTAATGAACCAGTTCACACATCTGGTGCATTACAAAATGGTTCTGCAGAACTTACATATTCACAATTAGCGGTTGCTCCTCTAACATTTGAAGATATTGAGGAATTAAGAATAGGACCTCTAGGAGATCTTCCATTAAGTATTAATGGTGACTTAAGATTATTTGACAATGTAATTAATACAGACGTTAGTGATTTATTACTTAGACCTAACTCTGGTAAGAGAGTTATTATTGATGCTGAAACATCCCTTGTAATTCCAAATGGATCTACTGCTCAGAGAGGAACAGCTGAGCAAGGATCTATCAGATACAATACTACAACTCTAACTTACGAAGGTTATGATGGAACTAACTGGGGTTCACTTGGTGGAGTAAAAGACGTTGATCAAAACACTTATATAATTCCAGAATTATCTGCTGGATCAAATGAAAACATCTTGTATTTCTACAATGATGGAAGTAATACAATGCAGTTAACAACAACTGCACTTGACTTCTTCTCAGTAGATACAATTAGATCTCAGACAAGTCAACAGTTTGAAATTACTGCAAACTTGATGACATTTAATAATGCAGATACTACATTTGATAATACAAATGCACTAAGTACATTCCTACATACTTCAAAACAGTATTTTGATCTTGGTGTTTCTACAGGTGTTTATGTAGATCCTATTTTAAGATTGGATGATCAAGGTGATGTGTATTTAAATACTGGTTTCGGAACTGGTAGTTATAATGGTGTTAAAGTTTTTGATGGAGATCTAAAAGAGTTTGAACTTGCTGATGTTAAAATCTTATCAGAGGTTATAACATTAACTAAAGGATCATCAAACAACGGTGGATCTAACATATATTCTGTTGCAGCTGCTAAAGGTGCGAAGGTAGTTGTTGTTGCAGAAAACTTACAAGATGGTGAAAAAGAGTTTATTGAATTTGGTGTCACAGATGATGGCACAGATATATTCCATACCGAGTATGGAAACTTGAGAACAGATTATCAACTCATTATTCCTTCGTTTGAATTTACCGCTGGTAATGAAGCAAGGTTAAATATATTGTTAGGAGCAAATGTTCCTGCTACTAACTCAGTGAAGATTACCTTCTCATCAACAATCACTAAGAAATAAAAATGGCAACTACTATAGACAAGTTTGATTCAACTGGTGGTTTTTCTATTGCTAGAACCTCAGTTATTGATGAACTTAGGAATGGTAAAGATTTCAACACACTTGAAATTAAAAATTCACAATACGCAGATAGCAATACAACAACATATATTTTGAGAGGTGTTAATACTGCATCTCTGGCATTGGATGGTGTAGGTACACAAATTCCTATCGCTAATAATACTATGAATTTTGTGACTGGTCATATTATCGCAGTTAATGACACTGGAGTTGTTTTCACTAACAAACTAGAGTCTGCAGTCTATTGCGATGGTAGTGGCAACGTTTCTGTTATGTCTACAATGGAGACTGTGATTAAAGATGACATTCCCTCAGGTCAAACTTGGTCTATCGTTCCCGTAGGTGCTTCAAACAGATTTTCATACTCAACAGTTAGAGCTGGTACTACGTCCACAATTAAATGGGCAGCATCTACCAGAGTTACTAGTCTAGCTTGGGTTTGATGATGCTAAATATAACTGAGGATAATACAGGTTCTGGGAGTTAAACTGCGACATGGCAATTCATATTAATTCCGATAAAGAAAAGTTTAGGGGCGTCAACCCGAAACTTATCGGCGACAATGAACTTACAATTAGAAGTGGAACTGGTTCTGATGAGAAAGAAATTCTTAGAACACAGTTAGACGCTAGTACAGGATTGCCCCGTGTTGGTATAAACAGAACGGGTCAAAGAGTTAATGACGTTCAAATAGATTCTGGTGGTTCTGGATACATATCACCACCAACTGTAACTATTGCTGCACCACCAGGTGGAGGTGTTCAAGCACAAGGTTCTGCTTTTATTTTTAACGGACAAGTTGTTTCTGTTGCTGTTAACGAACCAGGCAACGGATATACTACTGCTCCATTAGTTACTTTATCAGGCGGTGGTGGTGTTGGTGCTGCTGCAACAGCAGTTCTCGATACTGTAGACTTTGAACTTGATATTAACGGTGCGATTAGAACCTCAACTTCTATCATCTCTGACACTGCGAGAATCCTTAACCTTGATATTGATAACTTTGTTACTCCTAACGCAGCATTTAGAGCACCATCTTTAAAAACATTTGTTAATAACTCTGGTACTCTTTGGTCTCCAAATATTATTCTACAGACAAATGCTTACAGATATTTTGGAGCAAACGTATACCAAGCATTAAACTCAGGACAAACAGGATCTGATGCACCTGTTCATACAGATGGCGAAGCATTAAATGGTGAAGTTAATTTCAAACATATTGGTTTCCGTGTTGTAGATACAAATGCATATGGATATAGTGCAACAGGACCTGCTGGTGAGTTTCCAAAATCTATTACACCTTTACTAGGTGATAGATCCGACAAGATTGCAACTACAGAATACGTCCTCAACCTAGCAACGAATGACGTTGGTGGTCGTATCTACGTTTCACAGCAAATTGGTTCTGATCTTAACGATGGTAGATCTGCTGTAAACCCAGTTAGAAGTATTAAAAAAGCAGCACAATTAGCATGGTCAACACCTGGCGTTAAAGAAACTATTATTGTATCTGGTGGAGACTATGTAGAAGATAACCCAATCTCACTACCTCCTGATGCATCAGTTGTTGGAGATAACTTACGTCTTGTTATCATTCGTCCTGCTAACCCACAGAAACATATCTTTAAGTTTGGTGATAAGAACTATGTAATCGGTGTTACCTATAGAGATAAGATTGACTCTAATGGTGACGCAGTTGCTACTTGGGACTTTGCTATGGTCTTTGACGATAAGCAAAGAGTCATAATTGATAAAGAAGCAAATGGAGATTCTGGAACATCTTGGCCAATAGGTCATCAAATATTCGGACCTCAACAGTTCCGTGTTGGTTTCCAAGACAACACTGGTTTAGCAAATCTAACTACTGGTTTACAAGTTGTTGGTGTTAACACTGGTGCTAGAGCAGATATTATTGCTGTCGCATTTGCTCAAACTACAGGTGCGAGTGCATATGTTGCTGGTAATATTGATGTTAAATTAGTCAGTGGTTCTTTTGTAGAAGGTGAACAATTTAATTACGTAGTTTCAGTTCAGACTGGTGCTCAACAATCATTGAATACATCAGGAACGACAGCTGCTAATAAAATTACATACACACAAGATCCTACTTCTGCAATTCCTGCAGGAACATATGTGTATCTTTCTGATGCTGGTAATGCAGCATTTACTGCATCAACTGGATATTATGAAGTTGCTTTAATTGAACCTAATGATATTAACACTCCCACAGCATGGGAAGTAACCTTTATACCTCTTCTAGGTTCTACTGGTTGGAACAATGTATTCACAGCACAAATAGAAACCTTTACAGGAAATGCTACCGTCAATACTTTAAATACAAATTCTCTTCAATCAATTAGAGCTGAGGGTGAAGTTGTATCTGTTGACGAAGATTACGTTACATCATTACCTATTGCTAGAATTGACTTCTCATTACAAGGTGATGCTAGTATTGCTCAAGATGGTTTCCAAAGTGCACAGTTTGGTAACGCAGAAGATCTAGGTGGTATCGTATTCTACACAAACGCATTAGTTGGTAGAAATAATACACACGAGTTTAAAGATGGTCAAGAAATATTAATAGAAGGACTACCAACTTCCAACCCTGATCTATCAGTATTAAATGGTAAGCAAAGAATTTACAAAGTAATTGAAGATGCTGATGGTCGTTGCAGAAGATTTGTAATTCCTAAAAAAATGCCAGCAATCACAGATGCTAATCTGGATCCTGGTCAATTTGCTATTGTAAAAACTTTTTCAAAGTCTATTACACTTACACTTCTAAACTCTCCAAACACCTTCCCAATATCTACACCAGTAGAAAGAAGATTCCAAGACGCTTGTACATTCCTTCGTAACAACAGAGAATTTATTGCAGAAGAAGTTCTTGGTGAGGTTAATAATCAGTTTGCAAGATATCATTATTCTGTTTATGATATTGGTGCTGGTGGTGGAAATGATTTTAAAATATTTGTTGGACTTACTGGACAAGAACACACATACGTTTCTGGTGGTACAGTAACATTTGGTGGAAGCACTGTTAATGTAACTAATTTTGTTTACGATAATATTGTTACAGGTAATGCTACTGTTACAACTGCATCTCCTATAGCAGGATTAGCAGAAGATGATGTAATAAAACTAGAGGGAATGACTCTATCCTGTAGTGCTGGTAATAAAGTATATCCTGCATACAGTGCTTATAGTGCATCAGGAGATGATGGTGATACACAATGTAAGCAAGATGTTGTTCACTTTATCAATGCTCTTATAAGAGACTTAGAATTTGGTACAAACCATAACGTTCTTGAAGGTTCTCAAAAATATATTGTTGGTGGTAAGATAACATATATTGATGATGAAATTATAGAAAATGTTCGTGCTATTGAATATGCTAGACAGTTAGCAATATATTGCATAAACAACTGGAGAACTGGAACTGGAACTCCTACAGAACCAATCTATACACCAAAATATTCTAGTCTACCAAGATATTTTGATGACACTGTAGTTACATCTACAGCTTTGTTAAATGCAGATGGTAGTTCTAATGGTAGTGGAAATGCTTGTAATGATGTAACATCTGCTATTGATACTCTATCATTCTTATGGAACGATGTTATTGCTAACAATGCTAGTGGAACATATCTAGATGCTGCATACCTAATTTCTAGAAACAAAGTTCTTATTGCAGATCAAGCATTACGTGATACAGAAGCATACTTCCCATTCTTAAATCTTGATGATACATCAGAAAGAAAATGTCGTAGAGATGTTAGAAAAATATTAGATGGTTTAATCAGAGACTTAGTATTAGGTGGTAACGATGGTATCTTAACTGCTGCTGAATCATACTTTACAGGAACACAATTAACTGGTGTTCAAGAAGCACAACGTGCACCAACTTTATATGCTGTTGGAAGAGCAAAATTATATGCTATCGCAGCAATGCGTAACTGGACTGATGGTAATGTTCTTGAAGTCACACCAAGCAACGCAACATATAATTCAACATCAGGTGAATTAACTGTTTCATTCCCTGCTCCTTTAATAGATGTTTCTATTGGAGATAGAATTGCATTCAAAGAAGAAGCACTTAATTTCTCTTGTACATATAACGGTACAACAGCAAACCATCCTGGTCCTGCAAAAACAGATCCATCTTATGGAAAGAGTTTTAACATATCAAACCTTGTAAGTAACGGAGTTACAACAACAATTACATGTAATGTTGGAGATGCAGGTCCTGCTGCTGGTGTTGCTCACACATATACAGGTTCTGTAACTAACGGAACAATCATAATTTATAATCCAACACAACTATCATCACCTATTCCTAAGTTTGAAGATTGGAATATACTTCTTGATGCTACTTCAAGTGCTGCGTCTAACATATTATCTCCAACAAATGCTACTTATGAACCAGGAACTGGTTTACTAGAATTAACAGTTCCATCTGGACATAACGTATCAACATCTAATGAAGTTAGAATTGCTCCTGACTCATTAACAATGACCTGTGCGATGGATAACAACATCACAGAGCACAAATATCCACAAGAAGGACAACCAGCATTTGGTAATAATAGACCTGTAACTGCAGTAACTGCAACTACAATTACCGTTGATGTTGGTACAGCAGGAGCAAACTTAACATTTACTCCAACAGATGCAACATATGACCCTTCAACTGGTTTGTTGGTTCTAACTATTGGTTCTCATAGTTTAACTGTAGGCGAAGGTGTTGTTATTGCTAGTGACTCACTCACATTCACATGTGCGATGGATGGCAACCAAAGTCAGAAAACTTATCCTCGTGCATCTACAGATTATGCTGCTGAAAGATCTCTGCCAATTGCTGCAGTAACTGCTGAAACTATTACTGTTGACGTAGGAACTGCTGGTGCTAACAGAACATTTACTGCTACTGATGCAACATATACACCTTCAACAGGAGTCATGGAACTTACTGTTGGTCAACATGGTTTAGGTGTTGGAAAGGGTATTGTAATTCTTGATAACTCTCTTACATTTACATGTGCTCAAGACGGTAATGCTACAAACCATTCATATCCAAGATCCACTGACCCTGCATCAGGAACTTCTAGAACTATCACTGCTGTAGGTGAAACACAGCATACAATTACAAATGCACCATATGATCCTGCTACAGGAATAATAACTGTAACTATTTCAAATCATAATTTCTCTAATGGTGATTACATTAAACTTGATGATGATTCATTAACTTATACTTGCACATTAGACAGTAATGCAACTAATCACACTTATCCTCGTGCTACAGATCGTGTTAGTGGACGTTGGTTGGCAATTTCTAATGTAACACAAAATACATTTGAGATTAATGTAGGTGCTAACTCAGAAGGTGGAGCACATACATTCGTCAGTGCATCATCAAATGGTTTGAAGAGACAGACTGGAACATTGACTGTTAATGTTGGAACATCATCTAACACAACAAACCACACATTTGTAAGTGCTACTGCTAATGGTATTACACATTCTCCAACCACATCTCACACATTTGTATCTGCAGCAGCTGACGCTGTAAGTCATCAACCATCTGCTGTTCATACATTCAAGAGAATGGATGCAAACTCTGTGTCGGTATATGCTGCAGGAGCTGCACCATTATGTGCTGGAGTTGCTACATCTATCAACACAATCATGAGTACATTGACTGATGTGTTGGATGGTACGACTTCTGCTGGTTCTACAGCAAGAACATATGGAACTCTATTTGATGCCTCACTACTCTTTACATATCCTGATAGTTTCTTATATGATGAATTTAATAAGAGAGTATCAATTCGTGGTAACTATGATGATTATCCAATCATTGAAGCATCTCCATATACACAGAACGCATCTGTTATCTCTTTCTTAGGAGGTGGTGGTGCACTGGTTGATGGATCTAAAGTCAAACAACCCAACTGCCCATTTCCTGGTCTTGAACTAGATGGAACTGCATCCTTCCCTAATCAGGGTAAGTCGATGGTTGCATCTGCATTCACGATTGTATCTTTTGGTGGTACTGGTTATAAGGTTATTAATGATGGTTACACACAGTTGGTTTCTGTGTTCGTTATCTTCTGTCAAGATGGTGTGCTTGCTGAGTCAGGTGGTTATTGTTCTATTACTAACTCTGCTACTAACTTCGGTACATTTGCTTTAAGGGGTGTCGGATATAGAGAAGAGTGCTACACATTTGACCAAGGTATAGTCAGTAACGTATCTGCTACACCTACAGGTAGAACAATACTTACAATTAGTGGATTAGGAAGAGAACCACTAGAGCATTATGTTGGTAAAATTGATGGGTATAGAAATACAAACGTAAACATAGAATACTTTGTTGATGTTGTTGCTGCTGTTACTGTAGGTCCTCCATTCTCTGCACAGTTAACATTTGATGATGGTACTGGTGGTGGAATGGACTTGACCGATTTGTCTACTGGTAATCCAGTATCTACTGGTGCTCTTCTTGGTAAGAGTATTAAATTACATAGACCATCTATTGTTAACTCCTCATCACACACTTGGGAATTTGCTGGATCAGGTACTAACTACCTAGCACTACCTGAGAACGGTGGTACTAAGATTGAAGCATACGAACAGGTTTCTGAACTATATGGTCGTGTATATGTCTCTGGTACTGACGAACTTGGAGACTTCAAGGTTGGTACATTTGCTAGAATTGAAAACAGAACTGGTGCGATTACCTTTACTGGTACGGTTACAATCTCTGAAGTTGAATTCTTGAAACTAAAAGGTGGTGACGTTGTTGTTACTGGTTTTGATGCATCTAATACATTAGGTGGTGCTAACTCTAGTGACTCTAAACTACCTACACAGAAAGCGGTTAGAGACTACATCACTAACTCTTTAGGACCTTACATTAACAAACCATACTCTACTAACGCTGTTCCTAGAGCACTGGTTGAATTGACTGACTCTGGTAAGATATCTGTTGACCAGATTCCAGCACTTAGACCTTTCAGTGTATTTACTGTTCCTGATCAAGCATCAAGAACTTCTCTAGAAGGAGCACTTGCTGGTGACATTGCAATCCAACAGGATACATCACAGTCATTTATTCTAAACAATGACCTTGAGAGTTTATTCTTAGGATTTACAGTAGACACTAATTTAGCATTTACAATTGGAGATATCTTCGAGGGTAGTATATCTGGTGGTCGTATACAGGCAACAGAATATAGACAAGGTGTTGTATTCAGAGTTAATATCTCTAACGGTGGTTCTGGATACACTGTTGCACCAACTGTTAGTTTCTCAGGTGGTAACCCTGCAGCTGGTGCTGTGTCAGCAGCAGCAACTTGTACAATTGCAAACGGTCAGGTTGTTACTGTAACTATCCAGACGTTTAATGGATTTAAAGGTGGTAAAGGATATACCACACAACCTACTGTTACATTCTCTGCTCCTC